ATCTTTATCGGTGGCATAGGTCACACGTCGATCAGCGAACGATTCGATCTGAGCGAGACGCGCATCAGCTTGCTCTTTAGAGTTGTAGCAACCAAACGAACGCCCAGACTCTGAGTAAACGCAGAACTGCCCATCTTCCTGACGGATAACTTTACGAGTTGACACGCGATAGATCATCTGCTCACGATCATCGTCATCGTCCATTTCGACATCAACAACGATGTGCGTTTCGTCAGCGTGCTCCAACATGATTGCTTCTTTCATGTGGATCACTTCCATCAACGGCCCAAGCACAGGCGCGCATTCTGGATGATCAAGCATCAGGCGATACGCCATCAGCAGATGCGTCATCGCGTCCTCACCGTTAGCGGTGTTGCCATAATCTTTTTGTTCTTCGTAATAGCCGTAACCTTTTAACACTTCAGGTTCCTCATCTCTTGATGCGTCAGGATGTGTTCGCCGCCACGCAGCCAACACCTTACGTTTCACTCCTTCAACTGCTTCTTCTGGAAGCTGCACACGGTTACCACGGAAACCGCCGGGACCGAGAGCAGCGAGAGCGCGCCCAACCTGAGCCGCTGTTTCTTTTTCTTCGAGACTGTCCCACAACCTGAGCTTCCACGTTGAAGGCTTCTCAGGATCAGGAACGTATGCAAATGCTTCCGCTGGGAAATCTTCGCCGTCCTCGCGTTTGGTTTCTTGCTTCTGGAAAAAGCCGCTCAGAGATTTACGTGTGGACATGGGATGACCCTTCGGAAGTAGATCTGTATCAAACTTACCTCCTGAGAAGCTGCCAGTACGAACAGCGCGCAAGAATGCGTTCACTCTCGCATACGCCCACTGATCAGCAGAGGTAACACCGGGACGCACCGAACCGGGATTCGTGTTGTATGCGCCGACGCCACGTCGAAACACCGCCGACAACATTCGGAGGTTCACTCGCTTCGATGCTGTGCCGCCGTGCTTCTCGTTGTGTTCTTCGACTTTGCGTTTCAGTCCTTCGGTGACTGACTGACTAAGTTGCTTTGCTAGTTCATCCCGTTTTCGTTCGGCCCAACGCATCGCGCGGTCCTCCTGTCCAGCGGCGATGTCGCCGCCCCAAGCAAGCCAAGCCCACTGTCCAGCGGTCATCGGCCCAGAGCCGTTCAGGTAATCTCTCGCACGATCTGAGCGGAGATCTGATCGGTGCCTAGCGAACCATGCAGCCATTCGCATGATTTTGTTTTCGCTTGCTTCGCCTCTAGCGAGGAGGCGCGTTTCCCTGAGTGTTTTGTCTGTTACGCCGCTGCCTTTGCGTTCGATATTGTCGAGTGCGCGTCGTGCGTTGTTGGCGATGTAGTCAGGGACTGCGACCATGTTCCTAGCGTAGCCGAAAACTTTTTTAACGAAAGACGTTGCAAGGGGTTCCCCTTCGTGTATACTCATACACATGACAACAACCACGAACCTCAAAATCAACACCGAATACGGAGCACGCCTCCACGCAATATCAGGAGACGTAGTAGGAATGGGCGGCAACGACCTAGACCGCTCGCTTGAAGGCCACGAAGATTGCTACGAACTCGTACGAGACTTCTTAGTGAAGCAAGCCGAAGCCAGCATCATCCACATGACCGACGATTACAGCGCAGCGGCGATGGCACGAAGGTCTGAAGTCGAGCAAGCTCGGTACCAAGCTGGCAACCGACTCATCGAAGCAGGAATCTTCAAATCAAAGTACGACTGCCGCACCGAATGGATTCTTATCGAAGATGACTGAACAATAGTTGCAAGGGGTAACCCTTCTGCTATACTCAATACTGACAGCAACCACTAAGGAGAAACACAAATGAAAATCTTGACCAAGCCAATCGAAGCCACACTCCGAGCAAACAGCGACAAGCAACGAGCAGGCAAAGGCGAGGACTTCAAACCAGCAGTCAAACTGTTTGTCTGCGTCGGAGGAAACGCCACATGGCTCCTCACCGAAATGGACGAAGACGGAATCGCCTTCGGCCTCTGCGACCTAGGCCAAGGATACCCAGAACTCGGCTACGTCGATGTCAACGACATGATCAAAACGCTCGGCTGGAGACTAGAACGAGACATGCACTTCACCGCTGACAAAACCCTCAGCGAATACGCAACAGCCGCTCGTGACAAGGGCATGGTGATTGCGTGAACCGAACCAGCAAGACGCTGCGGCGAGCGGCGCGAGATGGACAGATCATCTTGCGTCGCCGCGGCGGACGACACAACCACATCATTACGAGATCTAAGGAGCGTCAACAGGCAATCAAAGACTCATTGAACAGCTAATCGCGTTCCAGCCATTCATCAACATCTGTCCCCGGCAAAGGAGGTGACGCTTCATTTATCAAAGTTCGCATCAACTGAGCTTCTTCGCTTGTACCCACAATAGGGATGTCGTCCTCGTCGTAAGCGATGTCGTACGGCAGACCTGAAGCCTCAATCTCGGCAAGTATTTCGTCAGGTGTCACTCAATTACCCCTAAGTGTTTCAAGACTTTTTCGACGTGCGGAGCGATCAGTTCTTCAAACTCATCTTGACGCCATTGGTAACCATACCAAAAGTCCTCTAAATGTTTTGCACTGTCCGCAGCCTCAGACCACAAAGGCTTGCTGGCTTTCAGCAACATATCCTCAATCGCTTCCGCTGAACCGTGTTTCATCGTGAAGTACTGATTGAATGCCCTTGCCCAAATTTCCGTAGGAGTGGTCGCGTATCTACCGAAAGCAGTGTTGCCTGTCCCAACAGCCATGTTCCGTATTTCTGCCAAAGCATTAGAACGACCGGCTGCCTGAAAAAAATTGAGCATCGCTTCTGACGCCTCATCATCATACAACTGAGAAAACGTGAGTCTCTGAAATGCTTCATCAGCAGAAACATCGTTGGAACGCCGACGGATTACCCTACCCACAGCTTCCATCGTTTTGTCAGAGTAATTACCCTCCAAACCGATATACGGGCTTATCGGGTTGTCACCGATATCAGCCTTAACGATTTTGTCTAAACGATGCCCGATCTCGTGAGCAGCCGTATTTTGCATGGAACCACGCGTCAAGCCCTGCCCTTTGCGAACAACCAAAAGTGATTCACCGGGGTTAGCATTCCACTCCATTATCTTGTCCCGGTACTCCTGCATTTTTTGCTCTGATGCGCCTGCTCCGGGGAAACGTGGTTTTGTTTTCTTTTTGAGAACGTTAAAACTTCCTCTTTGAGCCGCTTTTCTTCCTTTCGCTTTGTTCAGTATCTGGACTCGTACATTGCCTGTCGGTAACGTGTTCGGAAGCACATACCCGGCTTCGTCCATGCCCTGAAGAACAACACCAACTGTTTCCTGAGCAATGCCCGAGGTGGGAACATCGAAACCAGCAGACACGTTCCCTGTTCGAGTCATAGTCGGCTGAATTGTTTCAGCGCCAACTGGCCTTACACGCGAAGGCATGGCCGGTGGCCCACCCATAACCTCTGCAAATGATTTACCGGGCTGCGCTGCTGTCGGACGGGAGCCGCCCATCAGCTTGAACTGTTCGCGAGTAATACTTGCACTTTGACCAGTCACGTTTTTGTATTCCGGCCCATACCAACGCACAGGAACAGGAATATTTAACTCCTCTGCGATGATGATGCGGTGGTGTCCTCCTCTAATCTCAAATGTGCCATCAGTGTGTACCAACACGTCAACTGGTCGCCGGATTTCTCCCGCGGCTTCGATATCGTCAAAAAGTCCAGCGTGCATATCGCCTGATTCTTTAGGTTTTTTCGCCATCCGCAACTTCTCAGGTTTGACTTTCTGTTCCCAATGGAGAGGGCTAGCGGCATCAGACCAAGCGCGTGTTCGGACACCATAGTTAGCCAAATCTTCTGCTGGCATCCAATTGGGGAAATCATTAGGAGTCAGCGGTGGTAAATCAGCAACATCGGGAACAACATCGTCACCGATTATCGGTGGCGCTCCCGGCTCACCAACCAACGGAGCAGCCGGACCAACAACACCAGCAGCCTCATCCAGATCCTGAATCTTCAAACCCGGACGCGTCGGACGAATCAACTGCATCGGGCTACCAGTCATCCCAGTACCAGTCGAAGTCGGCAAACCAAACGTCATCGGATCAGGCAACATCCGCACCGTGCAACGACAATTCGGATGCGCTGGAGGAGCCTGACCCGGAGGACCAAACGAATCACGTATTCCGACCGTCACACCATTTAACGGAACACAAATAGGACACACGTCAAAAGACGATGTGACCCACTGTTTTTTTGCGAGGGTAGGATCAACCAGCCCACGATCCGCAGCCTGCCACATGCCTTCCAGACGCCCCTGATTGGACGCTCGCATCAACTCTGTGCGCGCAATCGTTCTCGCCCGTGACCGTCGCAGCTTCGCACCGTACTGATCAACTTTTCTTTTCAAGTCAACGTGCGATATGTCAGGATTTTGCCGTGCGAGTCTTGCTGCACGGTTCACAACGGCATCTGCGTAGCGAACCGTTAATCCTTTAGTCGCATTGCCGAACATTTGACCCAATGCGTAGTTCCCGGCTGTCGCGCCTCTTGGCGTTGGGATTTCGTTGAGAATCTGGATCAGGTTTCGGCTGGTTTGTTGTCTCGTGAGGCCGTCATTGAATGCGCGTGTGATCACGCTTCTCACGCTTTGGATCTGTGAGTCGATCATGTCCGTGACCATGTTCGCTGCTGACATGCTGGCGTATGACGTTGCCATCGGAGACGCACGATCAAACTTCATCGCTAAAGCAGTTTGTGATGGTGTCGCCTTCTCTAATGTTTTCCAGTCGGCAGCAACATCACGCTTGATCTCATTGAACATCAACGCACCAGATTGGTTTAACTGAAAGAGAGTGAGTTCATTTAGAAATTCCTGATACGGCTCGAAAGCATTAACAACACCGCGAAGAATGGTGTTTCCGTCGTTAGGACGTAGCCATTGATCTTGCAGGACGCCGTAGGGAATACTTTCCCAAGCCAAAGCAACAGCATCGGCATACTCTTTTTCGTTCGCTGTGAGCTTCGGCAGCCGCGGCGGTCGGGCCTTGCCGACAGGCGCGCTTCCGGATACAGGAATGCGCTTAGCCTTACGAACACCAGAAGTCACACCGATCGAAGAACGAGCGTTCCCCGAACAACAATCACACGTCGAAACGCGAATGCTCACACTTCTTCGGCCATCAACCGAGGCAGGCCAGCAACCTCACGCAGATAACCCTCCAAGTCCTCATCAGGGAACAACGGAGCGCCAGCGCCAGCGAGTTGCTGAATAAACGTGCCAAGCGCACCAAGATCGATATTCGCAGGAGCTTGGAAATTAATTGATGGAGCTTTCAACACGTCAAACCCATTCAGCTTCATTAGCCGTGGCACACCGTACTGATTAAACACCTCAGCGATTGCACGCAACCAAGCAGACAACGAATCAAGGAACAACTGAATCTTCGACACAGACAACGCCTGCGTTCCAGTCGCCTGATGACCAAGCAAAATGAAATCAGCTAACACTGACATCGCGATCCGCTGATCGTAACGCTGGATGATTGCGTTCGTATCGAACTGCCTGCGACCACCAGTCGAAAGCAACTTCAGATCGTACGCAAGATTGCCGGTGTCCGGATCATACGCAAGGGGAAAGACAATGCCTTCCTGCTCATCACGTTTAATGTTGCGAACCAATTCCTTGATCGCGTTCAACGCCGCTGACTCAGCGGTCGTGGCGTTGTCACTCAACAACTGTGGCGGAACCATCGCCACCGGCATACCAGCCAAGTCACGTTCAATACCGATCGCTTCGATCTCTTGGATCTTTGTCTTGTAGTACCAAGGAACAAAAGCGTTTCGTAATACAGAACGACCTCGTGGATTGTTGTACTTGGTGCTGGTTCGGAACAACAACATTTTCTCAATCGGAATGAACACGTTGTTCCGTCCGAATGTTTCACCCAACACTTGCTGCTGAGTGACACCGTTGATTCCGCCGTTGGCGTCAATGTCCCAATCGTAAATTGTGGACTGGCCTCTGATCGGTAGTTTCTTCCAGCCGATCAACCCATCATCGAACTTCGATGGCGAATCGCCGTCTTGTCCTTCGCGTCGCTTGTAAACAATTTCGTGGACCGAGAAACCGTAAGTGAGGAACGACAAGATCGCTGACAACGTGTCGTCCCATGACTGACTCATGTCTTGCATGCAACCAGCGACGAACTCTGCGTATTGGATTGCTTGTTCATCGTTTACGTCCGACGCGTCAACTGACCAGTCAACGCTACGCATAAGCATTTCGATTGCGTGGATGACTGCGCCTACCACGGGATCGTTGTCTGCCATCTCTCGATAGTTTGCGACGCCTTGTCGTCCTTGTAGTTGACGCAGGAAATCTTCTTGGACTTTGCCTCCGTACTGGACAAGCCCGGAGGAGCCGATCTCCATGAAGTCGGTCGCTGTCGGTTTCGCTTTGCCTATGGTGCGTGCGTATCCCTCGTCAGCCATGCTGCCTCCGTTACAGAATGATTACGAGGTTAGTCTGTCAGGCTCTGGGCGCTATGTACCTTCATGGTTTCGTAATGAATCAAGAAATTTTAAGAAATCTACTGAATGATGTTGCAATGGGTATCCCTACCAATTAGAGTCATACATGACAGCAACTACCGACCACAGGAGGTCACCATGTCAACATCCACCGCCACCACCATCGCTAAAGGCAACATCATCACAGTCGATGTTGTAGCCGACACCAACATCGCTGCTGGAGTCAACGACTCAGTAGTCAGGTACAACGGCTCCGGCGAGTTTGTTCTGGAAGTCACCGACGAGGTTCACACCTACGTTGAGAACGGTGTCACTCGTCATCTTCTCGGTCATGGCCGCATCGTTGAGGGAAAGATGAAAGGCTACTTCGTCGCCTTCTTGCCCAGCAGCGTCATCGCCTAACCACCATTCAAAACCACGAAGGAGCCGGTCACAATCGACCGGCTCCTCTCGCGTTCTGGCTGCTGTCAGTTAATCAATATCAGGGAAGTTCGCTCCAGCGTTCGGTGCTAAACGATCCCAAGCCTTGAAGTACTTCAAGTCTTTCTCGCCTCGCATCCAACTATTGAACGACTTAACCAGAATCGAATAATGGGATTCCCATTTACGATCAGCAATCTTGTTGTCAGCACCATAACGAATGAACCACTGACGAGCAGCTAACCGTGGATCACCGGTAGACAAGTTCGCACCGGTCCCCAGATCGGTCAGGAAATCATCTAACGCAACGTCAGGATGTTTCCGCATGGCACGTACCGCAAAGATCGCCAACGCCTTACGTTGAATCTTGAGCGAACGTCCATGATGAACCATCGCCTGCCCTGCAAGAATCTCCTCCTCATATTTGATGATGTAATCACCAACTTCCTGATGAGAGAACCTTGACGGTCCCGTGTAGTCATAGAGAGCGAAGCCCTCGTGCTCACCCAAAAGAATTTTGGCGACGCTAGCCACCTGACTCTTGTTAGGTATGTGAGCGAGTGCTGGCAAGTCGTCAACTCGACGCGGTGAACCACGATCAATTATGTCTGCGATCGCTGGATCAACATTCCATTCAATACCGAACGGCACCGCTTTGTTAGCTGCAACATCT